AATTCGATGAGGACTTAAAAGATGATTTAGTTTGGCCAGACACAAGACGGTTGATCGTCAAATACGCTGCATTTCTTCCTTATGATAAGAAGAAATGTAAAACTCAACTACTCCAACTCGTTAAGGAGACATTCTGATGGATTCAGTAGATCAGAACGACCTTGTAAGAGAAAGAGACTTCTATCGTGTTAAATTGTCTGAAGCAAATGCACGAATTAAGACTCTAGAGTTTGATAACGCAGAACTTGTGAAGCGTGATCAAGACCTTAGTAAGCGTCTGTCGGAAGTTGCAAACAAAGGTGCAAATTTCCGTCCTCGCAATCGTAGGAACTAAGGGTTTGCGTCTGTGGTGAAATTGGTAGACACGCTAGATTTAGGTTCTAGTTCCGAGAGGAGTGGGGGTTCAAGTCCCTTCAGACGCACCAAGTTAAGGGTCTCATTCCCCTTGTAAAATAATCGAATGAGTGGTGTCACAGGAGTGGGCCATCCTAAGCATGATGAGAAACTGCTTATTTGAATTACGGAGTTTGGCGCAGTCTGGTAGCGCATCTGCTTTGGGAGCAGAGGGTCGTTGGTTCGAATCCAGCAACTCCGACCAGTGGTGAGGTGGCAGAGCGGTTTAATGCACTGGTCTTGAAAACCAGCGAAGGTGAAAGTCTTCCGTGAGTTCGAATCTCACTCTCACCGCCAATTGGATTAAAATGTGAAATTATGGGATGGTGGAATAAACTAGTAAGAGATATGAAGTATAAAAAAACAGGTGAAAACAGTTGGATTGTTGAAGTTCAACAAGACGGCAAAACAAAAGAACTATATATTGAATTCCCCCCAGATTGTCTTAATCAAGTTGGATGGGATGAAGGTGATACTGTTTTATGGGAAGAATTACCAAACGGTAATTGGAGTTTGAAAAAGAAAGAGGATGATCGTGATGGAAGCAAATAAGGAAACAAAAACAATGCTTACACAAGCACGACTTATCAGTTACAGTCAACCAGACAAGGAGTCATTATATGTCGGTGAAGATATACAGGAGCTCATTGCGTATTGCGCCCGTGTCTCCAATCCAGCGAACCAACAATCGCACGAAACGTCAGAAAAACTCATACGATATCTATGCAAACACAAACATTGGTCGCCACTGGAGATGGCTAGCGCTTGCATAGAAATTGAAACAACTCGTGACATTGCACACCAGATTGTGCGTCACCGTAGTTTTAGTTTTCAAGAATTCAGTCAACGATATGCAGAACCATCTGCAATGGGGGATGCATTCACTAAAAGAGAATGCCGACTACAAGATACCAAGAATCGTCAGAATTCTATTGAGATTGAAAATGATCCATCTCTAGTAGAAAATCAGCATCATCAAGATTTGATTGCAGAGTGGAACCGCAGACAAACTGGCGTCATTGAAATCGCAAAGAAACATTACCAGTGGGCGATTGATAATGGTATTGCAAAAGAACAGGCTCGTGCATTGTTACCAGAAGGATTGACAAAGACACGTCTGTATATGAATGGAACTCTACGTTCTTGGTTGCATTATATTGAATTGCGTTCTGAGAATGGAACACAGAAAGAACACATGGATGTTGCGAAAGCATGTGCAGTGGAGATTGCGAAGATTTTTCCATTAATGGAGTCACTGTAAATGTATCTCTACGAATCTGATTTGCATAGTAAAGAACCACTTGTGGCGTATTTGGAAAACTTCATTGCACCAAGTGATTGTGACAGTTTCGTAGAGTATTCTCGCTCTAGGGTTAAAGAGTCAGAAGTTGTTTCGAAAACAGATGGTAGACACTACAAACATTCTGCCCGAACAAGTTCAGACTTTTTTATGGATAACCATTATCCACCAAATGAACAACTGAGACATACTGTTGCAGAGTTCTTTGACAAGGATATTATGTCTTTTGAAGACACGATGGTTATTCGTTATTTGGAAGGACAGCAGTATAAGCCTCATGTAGATTACTTTCTGCATGATGTTAGTGGAATCGAACAGAGGGTTGCAACTGCAATCATGTATCTGAACGATGTAGAAGAAGGTGGGGCAACAACATTTCCAAGATTGGATTTGTCGTTTAAACCAAAGAAAGGTTCTCTAATCTACTTTGAGTATGACTATGAGGATTACAACACAAACGCTCTAACTTTACACGCTGGAGAACCAGTGACAGGTGACACTGAAAAATGGATTATGACTATTTGGATGAGGCACTCAGATAAAGGTTATGACTACAGTTCCCTACAAGGAGATTATGAAAATGCATAAATTCACATATGAAAATACATACCAAGACCAACTGCCAGTGAAGGTTGAGTTCACTATTCCTAGTGATGCAAGTCTAGATGATATGTGTGAAGAGTTTACAAATTATCTAAAGGCAATTGGTTATTCAATTCCGAATGGAGAAGTTCTTGACTTTGTGCCTGAAGATGGGTATAGTAGCAAAGGTTGGGATTCATTTGAACCCAATGTAACTGATGATTTTAACCCTCGTGGGTTTGACGAATATGGTAACTATGGTGAGAATAACCCACCACTAGGAGAAACCAAAAAGAAACTTTGGGATGCCACGCCCGAAGAGTGGAACAACGCATATAAAAATGTTACTGTAACATGTAACGGTGCCAAGTTCCAAGGAAAAGAATAATAACTTTCAAAAAGTTATTGACATTTCCATTAAATGTGGTATAAATAAGCTTATATGATGAAACGTATATAAACTAATCATTTCAAAAAATGAAACGTATATATGCAAAATGTGAAATACTTAAACATACGAAAACATACGGAGAAAAAATATGTCTATTTCAGCACTACGCAACCAGAACTCTCTGGACAAACTACTACAACAAGTCCAAAAGGACGATTCCCCTACAAACGAAAAGAAATCCTATGTGGATGAACGTCTTTGGAAACCAAACGTTGACAAGGCTGGCAATGGTTACGCAGTAATTCGATTCCTGCCTGCACCGAATGGTGAGGAACTACCTTGGGTTCGTGTATGGAACCATGCATTCCAAGGCCCTACTGGACAGTGGTATATTGAGAACTCTCTGACTACTCTTAATCAGAAAGACCCTGTATCTGAGTATAACACTCAGTTGTGGAACTCTGGTGTAGAGTCAGATAAAGAGATTGCTCGTAAGCAGAAGCGCAAGTTGAAGTATTACTCAAACATCTATGTTGTGAGTGACCCTTCTAATCCAGAAAACGAAGGTAAGGTTTTCCTTTATGCCTATGGCAAGAAAATCTTTGATAAGTTGATGGAAGCGATGCAACCAGAGTTTCCAGATGAAACACCTATCAACCCATTTGATTTTTGGGAAGGTGCGAACTTCATGTTGAAGATTCGTAAGGTAGATGGTTACTGGAACTATGATAAGTCTGACTTTGAAAAGACTTCACAGTTGAAATCAACTGATGAAGAACTTGAAGCAATCTATCAGAAGCAATACTCTCTTGCAGACTTTGTTGCTCCTAGTAACTTCAAGTCATATGATGAGTTGAAGACTCGTTTGGATGCTGTCCTTACAGGTTCGGTTACTACAGGTAAGACTGCGGCTCAGATGGTAGAAGAAGACACAACTGACTTCACACCTACCTTCAAATCTGAACCAACACCAGAACCAGTATCGGTATCTGCGGCTGACGATGACGAAGATGATGCAATGTCATACTTCCAAAAGTTGGCAAATGAATAAGGTAAACTAGTTAGAGTATCCTTGGTATGCAGTAAGTCTCTTAGAGTCGTAACACCATACTAAAAAGACTAGGTAGTAAAGAGTGAAGGAGTGTCAGAAATGGCACTCCTTTTTTCGTATTGGTCGCCCCCTTTGTATAAATAGAAGTGCTTATGAAATGCACAATGTTTTATATTAAGAGAGAGTTGGTATGAAGAACCTAATAATGACATTTGCGATATTCTTCACCTTTAGTGGTGTTGTCCTCGCACAAGAGCTAACTGGTAGTGGGTCACTTGACGATCCAATCGCAACACACTCCACTACAGATAGCACAATTAGAACCGATGGTAATATGAATACTACCATCAACCAACCGCCTCCATCTGCAATTTCACCATCATTTAGTTCTGGTAACAACTCAGATTTATGCACTATTGGTGTGG